CCAACCCTTACTTTCAGACAACCTTGTCAAAAAGTCTGACCGGGTTCGGTGAATTTGAAAATGCTATCAATAAGAGTAACAAAGGGAAATCCCTTGTTACTCTTATTTTTTTGTCGCAATCGGAGGTGAAAAAGCCATGAGCGAAAAATACATTAGCCCCGCCGAACGGGAGTATATCGCCAAGGCGTGGCGCAATTACGCAAGTGTGGCGGAGATCGCCACGCACCTGGGGAAATCCAGAAAAACGATCTACGCAGAATTACGGAGAGGCCAGGACGGTGAAAAGCTGGACCGGAACCAGCGCCCTGTCTATGACCCGGAACTGGCGCAGCGCCGTTTCCAGGCTAACCTCCGACGCAGAGGCAAGCCCCAGCAGGCGGGCACCTGATACGGAAGAATTGAAAAGGAGATACAACGCAATGGGCAAAAGGAAAGAAATCAAGTTCTTGTGCAAGGACGGGCAGACGCGAGAGGGGCGCCAGGACGGCGTAATGTTCTGGATTCGCAAAGATCAGAAGCGAGAGCAGGTTGGCCTCCCGGCTTTCTATGTGGCGGCCAATGACATCAAGGGCAAGGGCCGAACGATTTACACGGCTGGGCATGAGTATTTCACCCTGGAGGGCGCAAAAGAACTTTGCCAGCAGATCATGGCCGGAGAGGCCAACCTGGCGGAACGAAAAGCCAGATACGCGGCGGAGGACGCAGAAAAGGAGCGTCGGGCCGTCGCGGAAGCAACCGAACAGGCCAAGAATTTCCGGGGCAGACTGGAGGCTGCCGGGATCTCTTTCGGGGAATTGCTGGAGTTGGAGGACGCAATGGACGACCTAAGTTTAATGGCCCGCAATATCCTGCTGGGCTGGGAGAATGGGGAGGGTTTTCCGCATGAGTGAAAACACTATGCTGGTGCCGCAGATGGGCATAACCGCGGAGCAGGCCACGGCGAACTGTGAGGAACTGGCCAAGGCGATCCGCGAGATCACGGCGGGCGTTCTGACCACGGTAAACAGTTTCTGCAGATGGATCCAGCGGGTGGCGGCGGAGGTGGCAGCACAGCAGGAAATGGAAATGGCGCTGCGCTGGGCGTCGGTTGACAACCGCCCGCTTTATAACCGCTACCGCCACACCAAAAAGAAGCGGATCCGCAAGAAGTACGCCAAACGGATCCTGGAATGGTACAGAACGGAGGTGGCCCCGTGTTGAGGCTGAAAGCCAACAAAACCAGCCTTTACAATCTGGTGGCGACATACAAGCCCCTGCCGGGTATGCGCCGCGTGGATTTCCAGAAAGCGAATGGCCGCCCGGACTACTGGCTGGAATGGACGACGGACGACGGCCACACGAAAGCGTTTCTTTCCTCCTCCCTGGGGCACCCGATCCTGACGATCACGACGCACGACGCGGCGGGCGGGCAGCTGTACCATGAGGCGCACCGCCTTTCCGTTGAGGGCATGCGGGAGCGCGGCATGGTGGAGGAAGTCACCACCGCCATGGAGAGGAGGCGGCAGGCACATGGCAGAGCGTAACGACATGACCGCGGCCCTGGTGACGGCCTACACCTCCCCGCAGCTGGCCGCAATCAACGAATACCTGGAGGCGGAAAAGGCCGTCAGGGCTGCGGCTGAAATATTAGGGCTTGACGCGGATCTGATGATTGCGGAGGCGGAGGGGCTGGCACGGGCTACGACATTTTCAAACGTGGAGGCCCTTTATTTCGTGGCAGATCAAGCCGCCAGCGGAAAGCGGGAGGTGAACGGCCATGCCTGACCATATCCCCCTCCCCGCCAAACAGTACAGCGTGATCTATGCGGATCCGCCGTGGGCATATTCCCAGGGAGGGAACACGAAAAGTTCCCACGGGATTGCAAAACAGCATTACCCAACCATGACCACCGCGGAAATATGCGCCCTGCCGGTCCGCGAAATCGTCCGAGAGGGGGCAGCCTGCTTTATGTGGGCAACGTTCCCCAATATCACGGAGGCCATAAAGGTCATGGAGGCATGGGGCTTTACATACAAAACCGCGGCTTTTGTGTGGGTCAAAAAGAACCGCAAGCAGGGTGGCAATTTCATGGGGCTGGGTGCCTACACCCGCGCAAATGCGGAGGTTTGCCTGCTGGGCGTCACACCGGGCTTTAAGGCAAAGACGCAGATCCGCGCCCACAATGTCCACCAGATCATAGAAGCCCCGTTCGAGGGGCACAGCAAGAAGCCGGACGAAACCCGCCAGCGGATCGTGGAACTGCTGGGCGACGTGCCCAGGCTGGAAATGTTCGCCCGCCAGAGGGCTGACGGCTGGGACGCCTGGGGCAACGAAGCCCCGGAAGCATAGGAGGAACGGCAAATGTCTGATTTTTTAGAGAGAAACGGGCTGCAAACCGTGGCCCAACATTTCAAGGATCTGTTTCTGGCCAGCGTCCACCGCGACGGTGCGGAGGAACTGCTGGAGCGCCTGGAGAATGAAACGGACTTTTTCGAGGCCCCGGCGGGAGCCAAGCACCACGGCGCTTTCCCCGGTGGCCTGGTTATTCACAGCCTGAACGTTTACCGCCGTCTGCGGGAAATCACGATCCGCGACCTGACGCCCAAGGACGCGCTGGGGCCTGCCCCCATCTCCGAGCGGGAGGAGGAAACCGTGGCGATCCTGGGGCTGCTGCATGACGTGTGCAAGGCAGGCGTGTACCACATTGAAAGAAAACGCCGCAGGAACCCGGAAACGGGTGTGTGGGAGGACTACCTGGGTTATACGTTCCGGGATCCCCTCCCCCTGGGGCACGGAGAAAAGAGCCTGTACCAGATCGCCCGCTTTATCCGCCTGGAGGATCACGAAGCCCTGGCAATCCGCTGGCACATGGGAGCCTATGACACGGCGGCCCGCACAGACCTGCGGGACCTGTCCGCGGCCATGGACGCAACGCCATGGGTGTGGCGGCTGCATGAGGCTGATATGTGCGCCGCCCATATTGACGAAAGGGGCACGGACGAATGACAAAGCTGTTGTGTAAGCCCTGTGCCGTTGATCTGGCGGCCAGGGGTAAGACTGTAAAACCCGTCGCGCAGAGGTGTGAGAAAATCACCTGTTCGGAGTGCGGACGCCGCCGGTTCGGTATCACCTATGAGGTGACCGGGCGGGCCACCAGAAAAAAGGAGGTAACGAAGAAATGAGCCAGAAAGGCGAAAAATACGCCCGCCGCATGGAGCGGCGCGTGGACAAGCTGGAGCAGGACGTGGCGGCCATCACCACCGAGCAGACCACCCAGGGGGTGCGGATCTCTGCCGTGGAGGACGATCTGGCCGTTTACCGGGCGGCGGTGTCCGCCCGTGAGTTGAAACAGGCCGCGGCGGAGATCAAGGCGGCCAAGGAGCGCAGAACCGCCCGCGCGGCGGAGCGGGAGCGCAAAGCCCGCCGGCGCAATAAGGTTCTGGCCTTTATCGCCCTGGCGCTGTTCGTTGCCGTCTGCGTGGTCATGGTGGCCAAGGCGTACAGCGAGGAACCGGCGGCGGAACCTGCCGCACCGGAAGCGTCGGCGGCCCCGGCGGCAATCCTGCCCACGGAATTGCTGTTCACCGCGGCGGCGGAGGAGGAATACATGGAGGATCCGCAGGAAGCGGAAAAGATCGAGGAGGCGCTGCTGGCGCAGGGTTATTTCTCCCTGGCGGTTCCCATGCCCTACGAATGGCAGGACTACATGAGGACGTACTGCGAGGAATACGGCTGCCCCTACCCTCTGGCCCTGGCGGTGGCACAGACGGAAAGCAATTTCGACATGGACGCCGTGGGCGCCTCTGGTGAGGTGGGGATCATGCAGTTAAACCCAGGCCCCGGCGGTTCCTACCATGCGGAGATCCAGGCGGCCACGGGGCTGGATCCCACCACCGCCTCCGGGAATATCGCGGGCGGCTGCTACAAGCTGGGCCTGTATCTGGCCAAATATGGCAGCGTCGAAAAGGCCGCCATGGCCTACAACATGGGCGAGGGCGGAGCGAAAAACGCATGGGCCGGCGGGATTACCTCCACCAACTACTCCAAGGCAGTCAAGGAGGCCATGGAAACATGGGAATGTACGGTGAACGCCTGGGGCGGGGTGTAACCCGCGAGGCCGCCCGCAAGTATGAAACGTCTGTGACGGAGCGGGCACGGCGGGAACGCTGGCAGGCCAGCGGCTGCGCCAGAGTGGTAAGCCGGAAATATGGCACCGTCGTGGTGCCGCACGGTTCCAATTTTGCCGCCCTGCTGAACGCGGCGGAGGTTTGGGGCTGTGACTGGACAGAAATACGGGACGCAGAGGTGTGGAGGGCCGACAAGGAGGAAAGGCCGGTGCCTATGCCGCACCTTATATAAAAGGAGGGTTTCAAATGCTGATTAACGAGGGCGGGCTGATCCGCGCCATCAAAAGAGCCTACAAAGCGGGCGGGTACACCGTCCTGAACACCGGCAACGACGTGGCCATTTACACGGATCACTGGTTTGCTATGGCCAACCGCGCCCTGCTGCCGCGCAAGGTGTTGGCCACCATCGTGGAACACATGGGC